ACAAAGAAAGCCCGCGCCCGTAAAGCCTAGACGGCGAACACGGCGCAACCGCAAAACCTGGACGCCTGGCGAGCTTTCGCAGCTTGCCAGGCGTTTCTTTATGCGCCGGCAATCACAGCGGTGAGGTTGATAGGCCTGTTTTTCTGCACAAAACCGAGATTTTGCCGCCAGTTCCGCCCGCTCAACCGGCAAACACGATAGGCAAACACGGGAGCGCCGGAGAGAATGGCAGGCCAGGGAAGTTTACAGCCTATAAGAGACCGGGTAGCCGGACCCCGTCGAATCTAGGGGGTTTACTTTGGGTCCACGCCCGGAGTTTCTGAATTTTCAAAAACCGGCAAACACGTGGTAATACCTGGATATGCGGCAAACACGTGGTGATACCTGGATATGCGGCAAACACGTGGTAATACCTGGATATGCGGCAAACACGTGGTAATACCTGGATATGCGGCAAACACGTGGTAATACCTGGATATGCGGCAAACACGAGGCGATACCGGGCTACTCCGGCTGATCCTGCCAACACATGTTACCCAAAAAATTTGCAAGTAACCGGATATTCCAGCAAACACGGAGATACCGACGAACCGCGTTCTCCTGAGTTTGGCTCAGCGCATAAAAAATGCCGGCGTGTTTGCCGGCAAGCCTTCAAAGGCCAAAAGGTTTATTTGATCCAAGGCATGATGAAATCAACAATCTCAGTCGTCGCGTCGTTCAGCAGCTCATGCGTCGACCGACCATGGCTGACAGGTTGAGGTGATACGGCAATACGGTTACCGCTCAGCAGGAAGCTCACGTTGTTGGCCGCATCTGCAGTAGCTGAATCCCGCAGCATCTCGTACAACTCTTTCCGTTTCTGCGCATACGTCATTGTCAGCCCCTCTAGGAATAAACTGGTATTACCGCACACCATTCTCGCCCGGTCTCGCGGCGGCGTAGCGGAAGCGAAGCCGCCAGCGAGAAGCTATACCAGAGCCCGGATGTACCAAGGATAAGCCCGGTATAGCCCAATTTTAGATTTCCGGATTTTTGCTCGTCAAGCACCCGGCGGTTTTATTTTGAAAAACAGCAGAAATCGTGATCCGACGAGGACGCTTCGCGTCCTCGCCAACTTGATTCCCCTAAATTTGTGGAAAGTCTGTTGACAAATCCGAAGCAAACGCTGAGAATAGGCGTACCTCTGTGCGGAGAGTACGAATGGATCATCAAACCAGCCTCATTGGCACGGCGTCGTGCCTGGCAAACCTCGGGATCAGGGTATTTCCCCTGCAGCCGGGATCAAAACTGCCGAAGTACGGTCTAAAGTGGGACGTCGAAGCGACGAACCGGGGCAGTGACGTTCAAAAAATGTTCCCTGCCGGCCAGCTCTGGGGTTTGGCCGCTGTCATGGGCCCGACATCCGGGATCATGGACTGCGAGCCGGACAGCGCTGAGGCGTTTGCCCTGCTGGAACAGTTCATTCAGCAGTCTCAGGTGCGTACTGTGGCGTACCGTGCCTCCCGAGGCAACCACTATTGGTTCCGGTGGGACCCGGATTTGACCGTGTTCGGCAGTTCAGTGGTCAAAGTGGACAACCTGGAGTGCCGTTTAGGGCTGGACCAGGCCTCGGTATATTCGGCATGTCCGCCCACTATACACCCGACCAGCGGTCAGTATTACGCCTGGTTGCCGGGTTGTGCCCCCTGGGAAGTGCCGGTTGCCCCGATACCACAGCCCCTGAAAGCGTGGTTCCTGGCTCACTACCAGAAAAACAAGACGGCTGCTCGGAAAACCACCCAAGTGTCCGCCGAGGACGGGGGTTTGCTGCCCGAAACAGGTAACCGGCATGAGTATATGCTCCGGCTGAGCAAGCTGTTGGCCGGGGATCTGCGTCTTCCGCGCGGTTTGGTGGTCGATATGATGCGACCGTTGGCCGACCGCCTCGGGACGATGCACGAAAAGGGGAGAGGCGAGCAGGAATTGCAGAATTTGGTGGCCAAACTCGCCGTATCCCCGTCTGCGGTCGAAGATTTCGCTCATATTGACTTCGCTGACGCCCGGCAGACGGTTGTGGAGACCCGCCACGCGGCGGAACTTGCCGAAGAAGCCTCGTATCCCCCGGAAATCCCGCAAAACGTGTTCGATTCTCGGCTGCAAATCGTCAGTTTGCACGCCAAAGCCGCTCAGTACCCGAGAAACCTGTTCCTGCTCGGGTTGTTAGGTGTTGCCTCCGGTCTGTTGGGGACGTCCGTGCGGGTCCGCACAACCCCCGACGCCCCAACGACCGGAGTGCAACTGTACATTTTCGGGGTTGGCCCGTCCGGATCCGGAAAATCCATCACAATCAACGCGGTGACAGGCCCCCTGAAGAATTCTGAGCGGGTCCTGACCGACGCCACCCCTGAAGCGTTTGCTGCCGGCATGGCAAAGTTCCCCCGGGGCCTGCTTGTCGTGCTCACCGAAGGCAAGGACTTCCTCGGGATGTTCGGCAGGTACTCCCAACAACTGGCCGGAGGAGCCACGAATACCGGAATGTGGCTTCGAGCGTGGTCCGGAGACCCGATCATTCAATATCGCAAGGGTGGAAACGTCACCGTTCGCGCCCCGTTCGCCTCCATCGTCGGGGCGATCCAGGGCGTAAACCTGAACCAGATCCCGGGGATTGACGTGATCGACGGGTTGATCCAGCGAATGCTGCTGTTCCCGCTCGGACGGGTCCCCGAGGAACCTGCGTCTGACAGCCAGCGGGTACTGTCCCAGTGGTGGGACCGATGGGAGGCGGTCGCCAAACGCCTTGTCACCGTTCGCGAAGCCATCTCCAGCGTTGATACGCTGAGTCTGGCCGCGGCTGCGGGGGTCCCGGTTGATCCGGTTGTGTTGACCTTAACCCCCGCAGCCAACGCGGTATGGCAGCAATACGCCAAACACAAGCGGTCTGATGCGTATCTGGGGCAGTGGCCGGACGAGCACCCTTGGCGAAGCGAGGTTCTTAGGCACGCCGAGGTCGTCCTCCGCATCGCCGGAGTGCTTCGGCTGCTGGACCAGGCTCTGGAGGAGCACACGTGGAGTGCGATGTGGACCGTCACCAGAGAGCTGGTTGACCCGATTGTGCCCGAAGCCGGGGTCCAACGAGCGATTGCCCTGGTGGAGTGGCTGTGGCTTCACAAGCAGCGGATGCTGGATGCGACCGTCGACAACGCGTACGCTAAACTTTGCGGGGCTGCCGGGGCTCAAACCCAGGCGGTTACCGATATGCTGCAGAACACCGCAGCTCAACGTGCGAAGAAACTGCAGGTCCGAGGGTTTGCCGTGTTCACGCAACGGCAATACCAGAGAGTCAACAACCTCGGTCGCGGCGCGGCAGAGTACGAGCTGGGGTTGTTTACCCAGTTGGGCTGGCTGGAGCAGGTGCCGGAAACGGATCCGGTCAGCTATAGGTTCAGGGTTCAGTTCGAACGAAAGGCAGATTGACATGGATACAGAGGACGCCAAAACCATGATCTCCGCTTTATGCGTTCGACACGACAGCGTGTATTACCGCATCCCCGGGGTGGATCCGTGGGATAGTGCAAGAGATTGCCGGAAATGCACCGACAGCCATCCGGTGATCGCACATCCGCCGTGCGCTCAGTGGGGCCGCACAAAGCCTCTGGCCACCGTTGATCGCGACCAGAAAGCCTTGGCGTTGTTTTGTCTGAATGCAGTCCGCAAACGAGGAGGTGTGTTGGAACACCCCCTCGCCAGCGGGTTGTGGTCGTGGGGGTGTATACCTTCTGACGGCAATCCCGATATGCATGGTGGCCGGCTGATAATTGTCGACCAGTTCGACTTCGGGCATCCAGCTCGAAAGATGACCGGACTGTACATTGTCGGACTACCTCGACACGAAAAACCTATATCAGTCAAATTTTTCTTGTCGAGGTACTCGCAACCTGCAACGGGGGTACCGGGGCGGCTGATGACCTTGAAACGGCTTGGCCGGGAGGCTACGCCCAAACCCTTGGCCGAGGCTATGGTTGCGTTGATACGGCATTACGGGATAGGAGGATTGAATAATGAGCAACTATCTTAACGTGAACATTCCAACGTTCTACGCGAAACTCGACTCGGCGTTCCTGTACGACCTCGCTCCTTCACCAAACAACAAGCAAGTGCCGGTGGAGGTGTTTGCATACACGTCGATACCCCAACGCTGTGGTATGTTTTCGGTAATGACTGAGTGGGGTTCGCAGCACGCCCGTGTGCCGATTCACTATCTACGGTCTTTGAACACCGAAACAGCCTCGAACTACCCGCTGGATTGGTTGCAGCTTTGGGATTCGCTTTCGTATTACGCATCCGTGACAATCCTCGAATACTGCAAGAACCGTGGTGCTATGGTCTGGTTAAAAGATCACACGCAGCATCAAGCCAAGTACATGTTTACTCTTGATTGGTGCATGGGGCCACAATATCAGACAGGCTACGGCGAATACGCGGGAGGACACAAATGCGGACACGTTTTCGAGGGCGAAGGCGGACAGTTTTTCATTCAACCGAATAACCGGGTGCTGTGGATGGACGGCGGTGCTTGGATATCGAAAAAATTGGACAAGCCGGATTGGAAGGTGTTCAGTCAAGAGTTCTCTTGCGAACGCACCGGCTCGCGGTGGGTAAGTGAGTCAGACGAAGAACTATACTTTTACGGTTTTAAAAAGCGGGAAGCATCGGGCAAGGTTGATTTGGACCAACGAGATAGACAACAAAAACTACGGTTTCAGGATTGAGCACGAGGGCGAGAAAAGGCGAAGGGCCGAAGCCCTTGGCCGAGGCTATGGTTGCGTTGATACGGCATTACGGGATAGGAGGATTGAATAATGTTGAATCAATACGAGCTGGAAATAACGTGTTTGTGCCCGGTGGATGATTTGCCCGACGTGTATCAGTTGACGATCACGGCACGGCGTGTGCTACCTGTGGAAGCGATTTTGCAAGTGGTCTCTGAGTTGAGTTCGCAGAAGCTTTTTCAGGAGGCTCTGTGCCAAGCAATCCATCGCAGGGTCAATGCCTGCTGTGTTTTGGTCGGGCACCACAGCGGAGTCAAGGTGCGGACGCAGTGCGGGGGTGCCGATTGATTAAATACCACGGGACGCCAATTGGCGGTACAAAACGAGACGCAATGCTGTTTTTGCAGGGAAGGCATGCCTTGGTCAGTTACGCGGCTCCGCTACACTTGCCTGAAGTCATAAACTGCTGCGAGTCTTTTTGCCTAGACAACGGCGCTTTTTCTGTATGGAAAGCGGGAGAAGGAACGGTCGATGAGTGGGGCTACTACAACTGGGTATCCAACCTCGTCGACCACCCTTCTTTTGATTTTTTCATAATACCGGATGTCATCGATGGGACGGAGCAGCAGAACAACGACGCAGTCTTTCGATGGAAAAACATCCGCGGTGGTGTTCCGGTATTCCATCTTTCTGAAGACCCGTCAAGGCTTTTGTGGCTTGCCGGGATGTTCCCAAAAGTCTGTTTGGGGAGCACGTCTAAATGGCCGCGAGTTGGGTCTGCCGATTGGTGGCCGTTAATGGCGGATTTTATGGACACCATTTGCCGGGGCGGCTCCCCGCCCTGCAAGTTGCACGGCCTCAGAATGTTGAACCCCGCAGTATTTACTAAACTACCGCTGCATTCAGCAGATTCATGTAACGCCGCGATAAACGGCGGATTGTGTCTGTCCGGAGGAATCCACCCAAGCCTGGAACGGTGGCAAGGGTCGGAGAGAATAGCCCGCCGCATCGAAACGCATCAGTCGGCACCGTTCTGGGATCGACGAAACGTTGATCTGGAGGTAACTGACTTGCGGTAGTACGTTTTTTTTTTTTTTATTGGGGGGGCGGTCATGGCAGCGTACATTTATGCACGGGTGTCGACAGTGGAGCAGGTTGTTGGGGGGTGCAGCATCGAAGGACAGGTGAGATCCTGTCGACTGTACTGCGAGGCCAACGGGCTTGTGTTGGGTGCGGCTACCAATTGCGACAAAGCCGGCGTGATTCTGGACGGCGGTCGCAGCGCGTTTTCGAAACCGTTTGCCACACGCCCCGGCGCAATGCTCCTCGCGGGAGCCTTGCAGCAGGGAGATACCGTTGTCGTGACCAGTTTGACGCGGCTGTTCCGCCGAGTCGCCGAAGCCGCCACGATAATGGAGCGGTGGGTTCAGATTGGCGTAAGCGTGACGTTTGTCGACTACCCGTCGCTTAGTTTCGATTCGGCGAACGGGCGGTGTTTGGTGTACTGCATGGCCGCCGTGGCTCAGCTCAAGAGCGAGTTGATCGCAGCGAGGGTCCGCGAAGGACGCGCGCGCAAGAAAGGTCTTCCAGCAGAACCGAACAGACCGGCTAAGCCGGCCAAGGTTTTGCTTCCGGCAGCGCAGCAGCCTATTGCCGAAGTGATTCGGCGTATGGCTGAAAAGCGGCCCTCTTCCCGATCCGGGCGGGTGTGCGTTTACGCCAGAGTTTCGACCGACGAGCAGTCTGTAGACACACAACTTGCCATTTTGAGGCAGGCGTACCCGGGCGCTGTTGAGTATGTTGACCACGGGGTCAGTGCGTGGAAGACCTCTTTGCCGGACAGGCCCGAGGGTGGGCGAATGCTGAGAGAGCTGCAACCCGGAGACACGATTGTTGTTCTGCGACCAGACCGGGTATTCCGGTCCCTGAAGGACGCTGCGACCCAGATCGACGCGATTCAAAAAGTTGGGGCGTTTTTGCACATTCACGAGGGTGGAATAAAATCCGACGAGCTGTTTGGTCGGCTGCTGCTGGGTATGTTGTCGGCGTTTGCTCAGCTTGAAAGCGAGGAGACCAGCAGGGCGACAAAGCACGCGATGGCGATCGCCTGCGGAACAAACGACGCCGCGTTGCAGGCCCGTCTTCCGAAACCGCTGCTTCGAGACGTGCCGCCGAAAACAAAACACTACGTTTTTGACGATGTGTTTGATTCAGGAGAGCGACAGCAAATGTGGCTGACAGTTCACCTGACCAAAGCAAACTATTGCAGTTTGGGTGTTTGTATTTTGGATGCCACAAACAGGAGTTTGTACGAGAAAGGGCTCCCGCCACTGACATCGCAATCGATGGACATGCGGGACTACCGGCAGGCTTTGCGGGAGGTCGGTACAAAAAAAGCAAAGGCGTTGATACCCAAGATCGAAAACTACGCCCGCGTAGCCTCACCTGTCGGGTCTTCGCAAAACTTCCCGAAGGCGGAAAAACGGTACGAGCATTTCATGCGGGTGTTTGGTGAACTCCCTCGAGAGCAACGGGACCTGCGGCTACTCACAATGATGCAGAGCCCGAAAGCTGTCGCCGCGTTCGCGGATGCAACCAAGCGAGCAGTCGAGACAGTTTGACGTACTTCCGTCCGCCGATCTCAACTCGCGATAAGCGATCGCCGTTTCTCCCGCGAGTGCTCCACTTTCGGACAGTGCTGACGTCCAAAGTCAAGCCGTAACGGGTCTGGACAAACGCCACGATTTCTTTGGCGCTGAGGAGTTGCTCCGGAGTTTGCATCGAGGGGGGCCTTATAGAGGACAAACGGGAATGTTGGTAGAATAGCGATTTGCCGGTATTGCTGTCCAGCCGAGGGTAATGGAGGATTATGAAAATCCTCCCCCCTATTCTGGAGCAGTAAAACCATGTCTACATCATCAGCCTTCCCAACCTTTACCGACCTCGCGGCTGCTCAGAGCGCTCCGGGGGGAGCAACGCCATCGGCACAGCCGGCTGCTTCGGTTGTGCCGGTGGCTGCCCCGGCGGTGACCGCAACACCCGTCGCTGCCGTAGCCCCTCCGCAGATACCCCCGCCAGCAGCGGTGTCGACAAACGCAATGATTCGACGCCTCGAAGCAAGCGGTACTCTTAACCCCGGTCACGGTTTTACTGACGACATGCAGGTCTTGGAGTACTTGGCAGTTCAGCAGCAGCCTGCGCAAGAACCGACTTCTCCTGCCGCACAGCCGCCGCAGCCGGCCACTGGCGGTATGCCAGCCCCGTCCCACAGTGAACTTGCTGCGGCGGCGGCGGCTTTGCAACAGTCCGGGATGCTGACCTTTGAAGCCGGAACAGGGGTGTGGAAAGCTGTCAGCCCGTTGGCCGCCACCGTCGCCAACGCTATGAACGAAAACGTTGCCCGTCAGCGGGCAGTGATGACCGAGCTTTCGGACCCGCAGGCATTTATCCGTAACTACGGCGCGGATGCTTTTTCTGAGTTTATCGCTCCGTTGCAAACGCAGATTCAACAGCTTACGGATGCTCTGCAGCAACAGCGTCAGATGCTTGCGGCTAATGCTCCGGACCCCGGAAAAGAATTTGTTGCCGCAAACTCTGCGGCCTTAAAAAACCCTGACGGCAGCCTTACTGCGGCAGGCCAGGCCTATTCGCAAGCGTGGGACGCGGCAGCACGAGCCGGCGTACGCAATCGAGAGGCAGCCCACGATCTGGCGTTTATGGCCGCTCGCCCGTTGATGCCTACGCCAGCAGCCCAAACCGTCCCGGCGGCACCGTCAAAACAGACGTTGCCGTGGTCCTCCACAATACCGACAACCGCAGTCAACCCTACGTTCTCAGCTCCCGGCCCCCTTACGACGTCCGGTCCGGCTCCACTCGGCGTACCGGTCAACAACGCTGGATTTCCCGATTTTACCGCAATGGCGGCACAACGTGCTGCCGGCACCACTTCGTGACGAGGATTTAGACCATGGTAGCTCTTGTTCCGCAAAACGTCGCAGGACACGTCAATCTTGTCAGAGACCTCGCGCCGAGTTACTGGAAAGGTGTTTCGGACCTGACAGTTCGAAACTTTCTGACCATGTACAACTTGCGGCGGTTTGGGCGGTTGACGTTTAACGCCCGGGGCCATACTCAGGTATGGAATGCGAGGATCAAACAGCCGAGCGTTTCTCCGGCAGTTGAGGGGCAACCGCTGCAGTTCGTGAATTTTGATACCGATATTCAGTATTTCATCGGGATCAAGGGCTATCGCGGTTCGGACTTCATGGGTGAACTCGAATACCTGCAGCGTGACGGTGCGGGCGACATCGCCATTACTGATCGGTATCAGAGAAAAAGCCAAGAGCTGGCGCAGGCTATGACAGAGCGCATCCAAAAGGCGTTCTGGTGCAACGGCAACGACGCAGCATTCGCCAACGACCTTGCTGGGATCAATACCGCCCTGGCCTATGACGACGCGACTCTCACCTCAGCAGACAAGGTCGCAAAGCCAACGGGTACGTACTGCGGGCAGACGACCACCCTCGGCGGGCTCGGCGGAACTTGGTCCGCCACGGCGGGAGAAACCAAACCGAATGCCTCTCTTGCCAACGACTGGCCATTCGGGCAGGGCTCTCCGGAGTACGACGGGACGTCCCCCTTGATCGTGAACTACGGGCCAAATATCTGGGGCAACGGCGGCACAGGTTTCAGCAAGAATATCATCTCTGCTGCCTCCTTCGCTATGACGGCTATGCTGCACCGCGGCGGGCAGTCAATGGTCGGTGCGCCTCCGCAGGTCGCGATTGCGTCCAACCTGTTCCCGTCCTTCAAGGACAGTTTCCGAGCCAACAACCGCCAGATCATGCCGTGGAAGGACGGAGACTTGGGGTATCCCGGCGAAACGCTGATGGTCGACGGCGCCGTGTATTCCATGGATTACGCGATCCCGCAGTCTCAGGCTTACATGTACCTGCCCCAGTTCCTTGAAGCGTTCTTCCTGCACAACGACATCTACGGCCCAATTGGGCCAGAATGGTCAACCAGCCACACTGGATACTTGTACTACATCAGCACCTACGGAAACTTCAAGTTCCTGCCGAAGTACCTGTGTCGGTTCGTTAGCAAGACCTGATTTGTTTCCGGTTTTTACCCTCCGATATTCGTCTGATCACATTTTTGAGGATGTAGTGTATGGCCGGAAATACTATTTCGATGCGGTTGGGTGGGGTCAATGTTGTTGACGACCCGGCATTCCTCGGGCAAGGTGCCAAATTTCAGGATATTGACTACACGAATCCGGAAAACCCGGTGCTCCTGTCGCAGCAGGAGGTGTGTGCGGTCCTCGTGAAGAACGACTCGGGGGCCACGTTGGCCGCGGGTGCCGGGCTTCGCATGAAGGCTGCGGATACCACCATGACATTGGTTGGCGGACTGTGCGGGGCCAATCAAGCCCTGCACGGAGTTGTTGACCCGTGGATCTCTGCGCCCGTACCCGTTGGCGGGTTTTTCTGGATGATCGTGGAAGGCCCCACCTTGGTTCTTGCCGGGGTCGGCGGGTTGACTCCAGGTGCTTTGTTGCAGACGGCGGTGAACGGGACGTTTATCGCAGGTACGGAAGGCACCAACCCTGTCGGCCACAGCGGATATTCGTCGGCAACGACTGCGGCAACGGCCCGTGGACGTGCGTACGTCCGAACGCCGCTCAGCCCGCTCGATTGTTGATTGCGGGCCGCAGGTTTTTCCTTTCTTGTTTTTGGAGATCAAATCGTGGGAGACACACCGGTACCGCCGACAGGGATTCACGGCGGCAACAAGCTGGCAAACGTGAAGCCTGGTAATCCGATCCAAAACCCAATCACACCGATCAGCACAAAGTGACCCGCGAGGGTGACGTTGCTGTTCGGTTGGCGGGCGCAAGCCCGCCATCTTTTTTGGCCGACGCAGAGTTTCCCGGGAAACGGGTATGCTGTGTTTGCGGACTGCCTTTCACCCCGCACGCTGGCGAGAGGGTATGTATGGCATGTAGCGACGAAGTCGTCCGGACGGCTCAGCAGGTTTTGACGGGCGAAGGCTCGTGGCGACGGGCGCTCCGTGATGTCCGTCAAAAAGGCCGACCGTTCGTACTGGACGTTGCTGAGACGGTGATGGAAAAACTTGGTGGTCCGGAGAAACTGGCCGAGCGGTTGGCTACCGACTTTATGCGGGCTCGCGGAGAGGGCCTTAGCCCGGAGCAAGCGGTATTCCACCAGCCTGACGTAAAGGTCCTGAAGGGGTTGTACGAACTTCTCAAGGGCTTGATGGACTCTCGAGATGAGCTGGTTGATGACTCGGATCCGTTTGACGGGATGTCCGAGGAGCAGTTGATGCAGGTCGCGTCAAATGCGGCTATGCTGCGTATTGAAAACGACGCCGGTTTTCGAGACGATGTTTTAGCTACAATCGCACGAGTAGATGCGACTGCTATCACCCGAGCCGCGATTAAGGTGTTGTCCGCCCCAACCGTCGAGGTGATATATGCCCCTCCGCGACCTTTTGTCTAAAGCCCGACCGTACGCGCCGTACGGGGTGTACGGATTGACCGCAGGCACTGTAGCCGGCGCTCCCGGAAGCGAGTACTACGGGCCGATCTTGGGGGCTGTTGGGAACCTGTTTGACCTGCCGGGCAGCTCAGTACGCGATCTGTTGGCCGGAGAAAACCCTTTTGATCAATGGGCTTCGCCGTTGTCCGGAGACAACCGGGCTACGGGTCGCGACGTACTTGAACGGTTCGGGATGCGGGCTAACCGAGAGACAGGGATGGCGGGGTGGCTGGATGACCCGATGGAAGGCCTGAGAGACTTGGCCGGATTCGGGGTCGAGCTGGCGACCGACCCGTTAAATTTCGCGTCGATGTTCAAGCTCGGAAAGCTGTTTCGAACAGGTAAGTCCGCCGCGGCGCATAACGCAGCGCTGGACGCCCTGCAGCGAAACCCGGAACGCCAGCGCCTTGGTCAGCAAATGTCTGAGGCGTTCGGTGAGTCTGGCGACCACACAATGGCCTTGATCGACGCGGCTACGATTCGCCAGGGTCGTGATCCCGGTTTGGTGTACGGCAGTCTTACGGTAAAAAACCTGGAGCGAGCGGCAACGGGCGTTGCTGCAGCTACGGCGGCGGCTGAGATGATGATGCCAGACTCTCCGGGACCAAACCCGTTGACGCTGAACCAGCCGTCACTACCGGACCTATCGCGACCGCTATTCCCGAGACTAATGGAAGACGAGGCTATCGACCTTTTTTCGGGAAATATAACCCATGACCAGTACAACGCGTTGATAGACACTCCGGGATATGACAGTTCAATCCCCAGAACCCCCCGGTTAAAAACCCCAAAGTACGTAGATTTTATTGAAAACCTCTGGTCAAAGCGCAGGTATGACAGAGAAGAGCTTCCGAACGAAAACTATCGGAGCGCGCATAAGGAGGTTGAAAAAGAAGTCGAGGCTATGGGCTTGGTGCCAGGTAGTGCACAGGCAGCTCACGCCTATCATGAAAAAATGCAGCCGAAAATAGAAGCTTTGGGTCGTTTGGGTAAAAACCCAACTGACGACGTAACTTCTTTTGTTGGTACCAATGTCGGTTCCAGAATTGACATTAAAGAGTTTGCAAGGGGTAACCCGATAGGAACGTTGCATTTTAAGGATGGCCCTGTGCAGTATGTTAGGGCTGTACAGTTGCTGCCACAACGCGGCAAAGCGCTTGTAGAGTTCGGGCTTGCAAGCAATAATAAGACGCAAATCGCAAACCCTTTAGTCGAACACAAGATTGCGGAAAAGAATGTCTCTCTGGTAGCTTCTGGAGAAGGGAGCAAAAATTCGTGGGCTGTGATGTCCGGGCAGGTTGGGCCGACCGCCACCCGTGAGCAGGTGCGTGAAGCGGTCATGCAGGCAATGCAGGATCCTCAGTGGCAGCAGGTTGGGTTCAACCCCGAACGGCACAGCTACTTCTATTTGCAAGGCGACCACCGCACACGTGTTACCGGTGCCGACGAAGTGCTTCAATACGGCGATTTGGTCTTAGCCAAAAACCCACGTACGGAGATGATGGGTTCGGAAGGTATTCGCCAGAGGCTGCAAGCGGTGGGGCTGATCCCGGACGACGTCTCCCCGCGGGCTTTGTATCAGCAAGCCGCCGTTGACGGCGACCCCCGCGCTCAGATTCAATTCACTCCGGAGGGGGCGGTCATCACGCCGTTTGCTCCCGACGCGTCGACAGCTCCGCACGAGGTCGGGCATTACCTCGACAGGCTGTTACGCCCGCGCAGCCAGCGAACCCGTAATGCTGAAGAGGCTTTTGCCGGAGGCCTCGAAAACTATTTGGCCACTACCCAGACAAGTAGCCCGGGGATGGCCAATGCGATGGGGTATTTCAATCGCGAGATACCGCGCGTCTACGACCCGCAGTATGGGTTCCGGAATTTACCCGCTCGAGGTGGCGAGGACTACGGCGACTTGTTCGGGATCACCGACACGACGTCGCCGCTTGACAGGCAGCAAGTGCCTGACTTGGCTACGCCGGCGGGGCAGATGTTGTTGAGGAACATACTTGCCCGGTTCAACCCGTACGGGGGCGTGCAGTGAGCCTTTCTGATGCCCTGAAAGCGGCAGCCCGCCTTGTACGCCTGAACAACGACGCGTTGGAGTTGTTTCGACCGACAAAATACCAAGAGCCTGTTGCGATGACCAAGGCGTCGGAATGCTTGGTGCAGGGAGGCACCAGATCAGGCAAGTCCACGATTGTTGCTGCTATGGTGGCGGCATACGCCAGAAACAAGCCGATCATATTTGCTGACGGAACGAAACACGATATCCGGGAAAAGGCTTGGGCGAGCCGGTCAACAACTGTCTGGCTGATCGGCCTGCAACTCAACCACATCGGGCAGACTCTTTACCGTTTGCTTCGCAAACCGGGAGCGTTTGACTGCGTACGGGATCCGCTTACGGGTAATCTACGTGCGTGGCAGCCGGGGGTTGTTCCCGGGGACGACCAGATTGGGCCGGAGGGTCGGGAGCCTGCGCCAGCGTTTATTCCCGACGAGGACGTGGTGCAAGAGACTTGGGAGTCCAAAAGCGAACATAAACTGACTAGCATGACGCTGCGGAACGGCACGGTCATATATGCTTACGCAAGCACGGCAGAGGTGAAACGCGGCGACCCCGTGAATTTGATTTGGATTGACGAAGAGATTCGATTCTCTGATCACTACGCAGAATGGCAAAGCCGATTGAGTGACCGCAAGGGCCGACTGTTTTGGACAAGCTGGCCTGACCTGCAGACAGAGGCTCTGCTGAGACTACATGACCGAGCGAATACGCAGGCCTCCGAAATCGCTAGAGGCAAGCGTAAGACTGCGGACGTTGCCCGGTTTGTATTTGTCGGTAGCAACTCCCCGTTTATCGATTCGGAGGAGCTGCGCAAGCGTGCTGAGGGGTGGAGTGAGGCCGAGAGGCTGGCTCGAGACTTCGGGGAGTTTCCTGTTGGTACGATTTTGGCGTATCCTGAGTTTTCCGAGGAGCGTCATGTGGTTGACTACGGAGAAGGTAACCCTTTGAATGACCGCATCACGGCGGTCATGGATGAGCTGAACGGGGGTGTTCCGGATAACTGGCCTGTGGACTTGATCCTCGACCCGGGAACTACCAGCCCAGCAGTTTTGTGGTGTGCCATACCGACGCCGGATTACTGGGACGGAGGTGTTCCGTACTACGTAGTGTATCGCGAAATGAACGTAGCTCGCATAGATGCGCAAGATATGGCTGTTCGAATTCGAGCCATCGAACCTGATCGGACGTACTCGAGGTTCATAATCGACAAAAAAGCCGGCGCTCAAACGCCGATGGGGTTCGCGTGGAAAGTGGCCGAGCAGTACTCCCAAAAATTCAAAGCTGTTGGTGTCAGAAACCTGACAACCGGGTTTGAGTTCCTTCCGGGCGAGCACGTTTGGGCTGTTCGGACCTTGAAACTGCGTGCGTGGATGCGTGGCCGGCAAGACTGCCCCCGTCCACAACTGCGGATTTACGCAAGGAATTGCCCTATCCTGATACAACAGATGAAGTCTGTTCGGAAGACGATCCGCAGGTCCGAAGTGCAGGATAAAATTGCTGACGGGCAGGTCCACGACGTACTGGACACGCTGGAGTACTGGGCCGGCAGCGACCCCACATTTCGCGTGGTAACGACTAAGGGCACAAGCCCGGGCTTGCGAATGTTCGAGCAAGACGTTAAATTTTGGGCTGACCTCCGAGCCTCTTCCCCCGGACAAGGCCCGGGCAAACCGATGATTATTTTAGGTGCGCCAGGTGCAATATGACAAACAGAAAACAAGACTCGATCGTTTCCGCCACACAACCTGCGTTTAAGCCGGCACTTGTGCGGCAGTACACGGTGCCGGGGTTTGGGGGGCCGCAGGCAGTTACGGTAGCCCTCGGAGATGCCGTGTGGTTTTTCCACCGCGGAGATATGTCGGCCACACCGGCTCCAGCCTTTGTGGTGGAGTTATGTGACCAAGGTCAAGCGCATTTGGCGGTGTACGACTTGTCGTCTAACGGCTGGCAGCCACGCCGCGGCGCGTGCATCACCGGCGACAGCCGTCTGGAAAACGAGCACGTGAAGGCCCGTGGTGTCTGGGTTCCGCGAGTGTTGACCCCGGTTACGGCAGAGTAGCGGTATGGCTGTGACGTACGAACAAGTCCAACGTTATCTTCTGGGGCCTTTGGTCAGCCAGTGGATAGCGCGCCTCGAGGCGGCTAAGACCGCCAAGAAGCGGTTCACCGCGTGTGCCAGGCTGTGTCGACAGTTTTACGGCACAGACCCCGGTGCTCAGTGGGGCGACGACGTACGTAACGAGTTCTATCCGCAAGTGCCGAAACCACAGTTTGCCGTCTCCATCAACAAAGCCTTCGAACTGGTCTCCGTGATCGGCCCGTCGCTGCTGTGGAGATACCCGCGACGGCAAGTGCGGTCGATCCAGCCACCTTCGCAGGTGGAGATACTGCAAACTGTTTTTGGTGTTCAGGATGAGGCGTTTCTGCAGCAGATGTCCGCCATGGAGCAGACCCAAGCGGCGACCGTAGGTGTTCGCAACAGATTGCTGGAGCGCGTGCTGAACCACCTCGCCGACAAGCACCCCACAGGCACCTGTTTGGGCGAGGCGCAACTGGTTGTGCAGGACGCCATGGTCGCCGGGCTCGGCTTGTTGTGGACTGAAACCTACGTCGACAAGGCGTCTGGCCAACCGATGGTGACCTCGTTTGCTGGGCGTCAGGATGAACTGCTGGTGGATCCGGATTGCCGGGACGCCACGCGGGCCACGGCTAAATGGATCTCTCGTACGCACGTTGAGCCTGTTTGGGTTGTTGAGCGGAGGTTTGGGTACCCACCGGGGTATCTGTCCGGTAAGGGCACGGGAACCAGTAGCGAGTGGGCGTGGCAGGCCAGCCAAACACAGACCGCCCATAAGTATTATCAGGATATGATTGAATGGACTGAGATATGGAGCTGTGGCGGAATTGGCGCAAGGGTGCAGGGGATTGACCCTGCGATGGGTGAGGCCCTTGACGCTGTGGCGGGCGAATATTGCTACCTCGCGATCTCGAAAAACGTCCCCCACCCGCTGAACCTGCCGCCAACAGTGGTCGAGGAGGCTCCTCCCGACTTGATACGACAGGCTTTGCTGTGGCGCACGTCACGCTTCGGGGCGGTGTGCGAGTTCTGGAAAGACCGTCGATGGCCGTGCGAGTTCCTGGAATTTTACCCGCTGTCGGGAAGCCCGTGGCCAATCGCACCTCTGGCCCCGGGGCTGCCGTTTCTGCTCTCTATGAACATTCTGCTGGTCTCGCAACTGCAGATGTCGTACGACCGCCGACGAGACATCATCGGCGTTTACGAGCACATGGCGCAGCAGGTTAACGAGGCCTTGAATTCTGAGAGCACCCCGTGCGTCGTAAAACTAACAAGCGCGGCTCAGCAATCAATCGGCGAGGTGATGCAGTTCCTGCAAAGGCCTCCGGTTCAGGGCGATCTGCTGATGTGGATTCAGTATCTGGACCAACAGTTTCAGAAAGCGACTGGGCTGGACGACCTGTCGTACGGGATCAGTCAACGGCAAAGCCGGGTTGTTGCTGATGTGCAGATGCGTCAGCAGAAATCGGCTGTCAGACCGGAGAAGATGTCGTTAGACGTTGCTGACTTTCTGCGGCGGTCTGCCCAGAAGGAGCTATGGTTGACGGCAATGTATTTACCCGGGGACGCCTTGGTCCCGCTGTTAGGTATGTACGGTGCTCAGATCTGGGAGCAACAAATCCGCACGATTCCGTTTGAGGTGATGGTCCGGCAGTTTGACACCGTCGTCGAAGTCACGGAGATGCACCGCCCCGACAACGATAAAGAGATCCAAGACCATGAGCGGATCTTGCCGTTCCTGTTGCCGGTGCTGCAGGGATACGCACAATCCACCGGGGACACCGCCCCACTAAACGCGCTGTTGCAGCGGTATTTCACCGCAATGCAGCTCACCAACCCGTCAGCGTTTGCGATGCAGGGCTGGTCTCAGCGGCCCGACCCTGCGGCTACGCAAATGCAGCAGGCCATGACGCAAGCCCAGCTAGACAGGCTGGCCGCCGAAACCGAAGACACGCGAGCCAAGGCGGTAGCGCGTTTGACAGACGCGCAGTACAAATCTCAAGGCTCAACCGCTTCGGGTTTGCAACGTTTGCGGTTTGCTGAGCTTGACCACCAACAGCGGATGCGGCAGGCCGACGAGGCCCACCTGCAGAACATGCTGATTACCCAAGAACGTTCTGATTTGGAGCAGCAGTATGTCCGGTAAACCTCCCGAACGGTACCCCAACCGCAGAGACCAAAGCGACTTTGAGGCTGTTTGGCACAAAGGCCCCACCGCTGTGGCGTTTTTTGAGCAGATTGTCGGCGCAGAAGGCGTGCGTATGGCGGCAATGCTGGCGTCTCGGTCTGCCCCTACGTCCGGTGTCGATGACCGCATGGTGATGGCTAACAGCGGCAGTGTTGAGGAAACGTTCCGGGGAAGCCCGGAGATGTTGAACCTGTATCGAGCCCAGTATCGACGGGAGACCGGTGAGGATCTGCCGGCAGACGCGGTGGTGTACCGCGGAATCGTGTCTTACCCTGGAGAGAGCGGGGCGATCGTGACGCACAAGCGGAGTCTGCAGGAAGTCAAAGAGTATTTGAAAGCCCGTGGCCGGGACGTGCATGGGGATTGGGACGTGACTGGGGATCAAGTTGCTGCAACTCCGCAGGTTGTGCGAATGGGTCCCGACATTATGAGTAGGTACAAGGCGGAGTACCGGGCCGAGGGTGGGTGGGAGAATGCGACTGACAGAGACCTTGAGGAAGAGATCTTGCACAAGCACGCCCCGGTTGTGACTGCGGATGACGTACATAACGCACCTGCCACGCTGGACGAATGTGCTAACTTGATGATGCGATGAGGTCTTGATGTTTACGTACGCCGACGCCATGAGCTTTCTTGCCACGCAACTGGATACAGTGTTGTCCGGTTCGCTCGAACAGCGCGTACGCAACGCGGTTAATTCCGGGTGGAACAGGCTGCACTCGTTGGCGACGTGGGTGTACTTCCAGCGGTCCGGTGTTTTGCGGGTATCTCCGGGGCAGCGGACAGGCACGGCATCCTTCTCAGCCTCCACAGGTATTGTGACGCTGACGGGCTCTGTGTTTCCCGCTACGGTGACGGAACAACACCTGCTGATCGATCGGACATGGTATCCTGTTTTCCGGCGGGTCAGTGACACCCAAGTCGAATTGTTTCCTGAGACAAGGCCGACGCTGGACCTGACAGACGTCGCCTATGTGCTGCAGAAAGTGCTGCACCCGCTGCCCGCAGAAGTTAGTGACGTGTTGGTGGTGTATGAGAGTCAGCAAAACATCCGGATGTGGCGAGTCAACCCGATGACGGCCTACCAGATTCAAGAAGGTTTTTCTTGGTCGCCGGCACTGCCGACACAGTATAGCATTTTTGTAGACCCTCGCAGCCCGGGGCGGTGGTGTCTGTGGCTACCGTTCGAGGTAATGCTAGCTACAGAGCTGGCGTACATGTACCAAAGCCGTCGCCCGGCCAACACCCTCGTGCGGGAGGCGAGGGGTACCGTCACTGTAGTAAACGGGGTGGCGACATTCAGCGAGCCCGTTGTGACTCCCGCCTTTGTCGGGGCCGTACTCCGTTTGTCGGCCAGCGAAACAGTTCCTCCTGTTGGGCCGTACGGGGATTTTGCGCAGGACCCGAGTGTTGCGGAGACGGTCGTAGAGGAGACTTTGGTTACCGCGTACATCAGCGCGACGCAGGTGCGGGTTGCAAACGTTTCTGCGGCGGCAACATCGGTTTCGTTTTGTGCGTCCACCCATATAGACGTAGGTGGGGGCGCAATGCTGAACCTGTTCTTGCGACTGGTCGAGGATGAGTATGGCACAAGACCGGTCGGGAACCACAATGAAAAGTTGGTGACTAAATCGGCGTTGGCAGACGCGGTTCGGGAGGCTATGGCCGCGGATGGCCGAGCAGTGGTCAACATGCGGGACGAATTGAAATACTGGTATGGACTGCGTCTCAAGGACATAGGCTATGTCAGCTCCGGAAGCTAAAATAGCAAAGCGCACCGTAACGCTTTTGCAGGAGCTTGCTGCTCAGAACGTGTTTACTCCGCAGGCCGGGGAGAGATGCCGGCGTGTTCTCCCGTCCGCGATTCGGCAGATCCGGGTGCTCGAAGGATCGGAAAACATCCGTACTGCAGTGGGTTTTGCAAACCTCCCGCTGCCGGCCATGCTTGTTTGTGCCATGCCTGTTGAGACCGCCTCCCCTATGGGGGTCAGTTTAGCGGACGACGAAGTCGTCCGGATAGCAATACAGGTTGTCGAGAACACCCCGCAAGATGCGAGCACCGGAATCGCCACGTACGCGTATTGGATGTCAGAAATACGCAAGAGACTGCTCGCGGTACCAAACCCTTTCTTGCAAGACACCACGGCGTCAGAGTATGATCCGTACGTTGTCTACGTAGTCAAGCGGTTGTCTGCCGACGCAGCGGCAAAACTACGACACAATCAATCTGTGGGGCTGCTGGTGTTTCAGGTAATGGTTCGACACCCGCGAGGAGTGTAACAATGGCAGTATCTACAGGCGTCAGCTCACAGGTTTCAATCGGCGGCAGCGCGTTTTGCTTTGCATCTTTCCAAGACGGCAGCACGGTCGAGCGGGTATTCAACCCAAACGCTATTTGCGGTAGCCGCGACCCGATAATCCAGCGAGTAGTCGCAGGCCGCAAGACCATACAGTTCCAGTTGACCCACGACGCGACGCGACCGATTCTGGATATTTTACTCGGGCTGTGCGGTGCGACCCGTACCGGCAGTGGGACCACGCAGGCTCCATGGGTGTACACGGCAAACGAGGCGGTCAGCACAACAGAGATAATCGTAAACAAGGTCGGCCAAAAACACCGGTACACGTTGTGCCGCCTCGCTCGGTTGGTGCTGCGAGGACAAGTCGGGACGCAACCGATTCAAGCGGAGAGCACGTGGGTCGCAGCCGACGAGATTGAGTCCCCAGCGTCGGAGTTTACCGCAGGGACGGTGGACAATCTGATTGCCTTCAACGGCAGTTCTGTGACTATCGGCGGCGTTGCGGTTGACCACGATAGGTACGCGATCGTGATCGACAACAAACTGGTGCCTAGTTGGAACGCCAGCGCCACTGTGACTGACGTTGGTCCTGGGCCGCGGCAGGTCCTGCTCGCCTTTGCCTGCCCATACATTGCGGCGAACAAGGATCAGTATTGGACAAACTTGGCAGTAACTCCTCGTGCGCTGGTACATACGATTTCAAACGGAAACGACACGCTCACGTTCGACATGGGTTATGGCGTCCTTGTACCGAAAAGCCCGGACATCCTAGGTGCGTCCGAAGAGATTCGATTGCAGCAGACGTGGGAGGCATACCGTGATGGTGCCAACCCCGCATTTACATTTTCTCTGAGTGGAACCTGACAATGTTAATCCCCCCGGATTTGGATGACGGTTTAACTGTGGCGGTGAGCATACCACCACAGGCCCCCACGTACTGCTCCGTCCTGTACGTCAGGTCTGCGATAGGCCTCGCTGAACCGACCGAAGCGTCTAGGCTGTACCTACAACAGCGCGGTTTGGGAGGAGGGGGAGACGATGATTTTCCACTACTGTCCCGGCTGTTTCGACCACCGTTCGTGTTTGCGGATATATCTGGGAGTAGCCAGATGAAGCAGTATACGCCGGCGATCTCGCAGCCCGGGTACTTGCATAAAGTGCTGACAGGGTTGTTGGCTGCTTTTGGTACCCAGCCGCTGCGGAACGTGCTTCAAGCATTAGCAGGCCCAACGATCTCGCCGGAGGTTGTGCAAAGCCACGCACGGCTCCAGGTCTTATACCCGAAGGCCAGCACGTTCGACTGTGCCTTGTGCATGAAATACTCCGTCAACGTGGAGCCGGAGGTCTTCGAACTCGAGCGAGATCACTCAGGACAGCTTCGGCTGCTGGCTGAAAACGCCAAGCCTCTCTGTGATTTGCGCCATGGGCGGTGCGTGAAAGGACACCACACCAATCCGTTAGGCGTATTGCACCGCGTTTTCGGCAAGATCTGGCAACACTACTGGACGTACCGAACGTCAGGCAGTAGACTGAGCGACATCACCGGCCCTTGTCCCCGGCACGCCCTTCACCGCGCTGTTATTGACCATGTGGTGACTTATGGACCCCACGATCGACGATTTGATCCGCTTGCTGGCCGAGGCACCCCCGGAAGAGAGAGTGTTGCCGGACCCGGTGGGCCTGATGCAGGCGTCGCAATTTCTTCGGAGCACACAGCCCGATCAAAATGCGTCTTCTGCGGGTCCAGCCAGTGCCGAGAGGCTGAGTGCCGAGCCGTCGCAACGGGGTGAGACGGCTTCTGCCCCCGCGGCGGTGGCAGAGAGGCAGACATCTACATCGAGTGCAGCAACGCCCGCCCCTGCCGGGGAACTCCTTGGGACGTCGGCGTCTGTAATACCCGGCACCCGCGTGGTGGGTGCGGCTGCCGGGCCGAGCGAACGTGGCGGTGTGTCTGGTGAGCCTGCTGTACCGACACCGCCACGCTTTGCCTCAGCACAACAGGCCGGGTTTAGCAGGCACGACTGGTTTTCGGAAGAGCCCGCCAACCCCCGCCCGAGATCACAGGAAATTGGCTCCGCGGCGGATCCCGCCGCTAACCGTTTGGTGGATGCGGTGCCGGCCAACCCAGTGTGGCGTGAAGACTTTGCAGGTACGGCAGCCGAGGCTTTGCGGCGGGCGGAGTCGCAATACCCCGGCGCGCAGGTGGTGTCTCCAGAGTACATGGCGGGGCAGCAAGCTGTTGCGGAGTTAGCCCGGCAGCAAACGGGGCGGCCAGCGGACCTTACGGACAACCCCGTGTTTGTGAGCGCGCAGGTGACACCGACCCACCGCGTCGAGTTTGTGGTGCCCGCAGCAATGCCGGTTGATCCGGTCCAGTTATTTGCTGCCGCGGATAGGTATACCATGCAGACCGCCCCGGCAGCGGCACCGTCTCCACCCTACCGGGATTTGTTTACCGGCACCATTAACGCTCGGGTGCAGCCCACCGCAGAGACGGCGGTTCAGCATTTTTCGAATCAACAGCCTCCGGAGTATGTGGATCGGAGGAGCCTGTGATATTCAAATACGGTAACTACGCGCACGATAACTGCGAGTGCGGGTTGCGGGTTGCGGCTTCCGCGATTATGGACCAGTACCGTCGTCGGATCGGCACGGTATTTGAGTACACCGTGGTTGGCGTAAAGATCGTGCCCGACAACCCGAACCCGGTAACGACAAAGGCTGCTCTCACTGCAGCCTTGCAGGCTATGGAGTCCGCCTATTCGGCGGACAACCTAAACTGCGGGCTGTACCTTCCGGACGGAACAACCCCGACAGCCCACACGCTGGTGTCGGCAAACACTTTCGGCGGCGTGAAGGTGATGCAACCACCAACCTACATTGATGGGCCTTGGACGGGGCAGATCGAGTACCTGAATCGACGAACGTACTCGATCGTGCTTCGTGCCGAGGTGCGTACAGGGTCCGGGTACTACGGGTACAAAGAGCGGCTTACGGTACGCGGGAACGGCGGTGTCAAGTGGCGGTACTCTCCTCGCGAAATCGGCGACGCGCAAAAGCAGGATCTGCAAAGCACCACCACAATCATGTACGTGCAGGAGGGTCAGGCGATTGGACGCCAAGCCTATCCGGCAGTGCCTGCCCCTGTGTTTCCGCTGTACGAGCACGGTGAGATGCGGGAGTTAGCGTATGATTCTCCGCAGGACCTGAACGCCAGCGGTAACCCCGAAATGTACCCCATCAGTTGGCGGTACGTGATGGAGGCTACCGCCAGTCAATCCTTCTTGGGTTTCACCCCTCCGTGAGGTACACATGCCCTGGTCGTTCCCCGGCATCTCGTACCCTGCACAGATGCTGTACACACAACATGCAGGATTCGACGCGGACAAGGTTCAACTCCGCGCGTTGCCGCAGCCGACAAATTTCCCCACGTCAGGCACCTTAACCTTGGTGTGGGGTGCCACCACAATCACGCTACCGAATTGCGTTGTTGACGCCGGTACTTTCCGACTCACCGCCGATGGTAAGTTCTTGGACGTGATCTTGCTGGACAGGCGGGACCATTGGACACGCACGGCGACTATCAGTGCCGATTACAACCTGATGTTCGGCGGAACACGCGTAGCAGCTACGCAAAAGAATTTGCGACAGATCGCCCAAATACTTTTCGCGGCCATGGGTGAACCCTCCGCCAACGTGTCTGTTTTACCGACGAATGTTTACCCACGGGTTACGTTGAAGCAGGAGCAGCCTGTTGTCCACTTGCGAAAACTGTTGGAGGACCGAGGGTACACGGTCGTTCTTGGTTTTGATAACGAGCCGGTCAAAGTCGTTCGGCTTGGTCAGGGTGCGTCTTTGCCGACAACCGATGCGTTTTTGCGGACCGAGGGTTTGGACCCGAAGGTCGCCCCGAGATACGTGAGAACATTTTTTAAGGAGACGGTGCTGCAGTGCCGCTTGGCGCTGGAGGCGGTTGGGTTGGACACGGACGGGACGTGGAAACCAATAGACAGCCTGTCGTACGCACCCGCCGGCGGGTGGGGTGGGGTGCAACCTTACTCGCTACAAGATGACGACAACACTATGTCGCGACCGGAGGAGGCTGGTTTTGTACGCCGCGCGTACAGAATCAAGGGGTTTGTCAACGACACCGCGGAACCCGCAAGTTGGTTGCTGCCGTACTTTGGCACTACCGTTCCCGGATTGGACTACATCCTGCCAATTGAGCAAGGGTTGTTGGAGAAGCAGACAATCCGCACATGGGACAACCGCGGGTGGCCCCGGGTATATGGTAAGTACACAAAACGTTTGTGGACGCAGGACAGTACGCTTGACCCAAACCAAACCGTAAACACGGCGGTGACAGATAAGTATTCAGATTTCTTCCGGCTTGAGCATGAGTACGGCTTAGTGATATTCAACGAGCCGGTGTACTTATTCGAGGCGAACTACTACAAGCAGGCAGAACTGTATTTGGAGGCGACCGTACTGATAAGAGACCCGACGACTTTTGCGAGGTACCAACACACAATCGACGTGGATGTCTACCCGCAGGGGAGTGGGTACGTGAACATCCCGGGCGACAACCGTCTGGAAGTCATAACTACGTACTCTGGAAACCACGCAATCTCCGGAAACACCACAAACATTGCGGATTTGCAAACAGCGGCAGACACCAACGCAACATCCGCAGCAGGATTGTATAACACAGACGCCACGCAAATGATCGTGTATAGCCAACCACAACTCGACCTCCGGTGCGACGGCTCTATACTGCAGGTGCAGCACGTGCTCACGTGCGGAGAGTTCGAGCATCAGCTCGACCGAACAGTGGCGTCAAAAAATTGGGAATTCGACCGGGGCATACCGACCAGACGAGAACGTCGTGTGGCGGCAAGGGCGGATTTCTCCAACACTGCTATCGCGTCAGAGAGGGTTGTTGTCGATGGATAACACCGTTTCCACATCACGCCCTCGCGCTGCTACGGAGTACGCCATTCGGTTCTGGAACCGATCGGGTGAAACAATACCTCCGCACGGGGTTGTTAGCCTGCGAGAGAACGGCACAAACGGAATCTCTCGCGGTAGAAAACCGATCGCGGGGTCTTCCTTACACTTGGTGAACGGCCCGCGAGAAGTGGCCGCCAACAAGTACGGGGAGCTGTTTTTGTGGAACACCCCGAGGCGGGTAAAAATTATCGGAGCCCCTGACGTAGGCTCGCTTGTTGGCCCTATTCCGGGGTCTTGGGGGGTGGGCCGGGGCGGTGGCGGATTCCGTGTTTTGTTCCAGCCGGCAGCGGCGAACACTACCGCGGTTGTCATATTCACCGGCGAAGCGACCCCGCGTTTTTTGGCAAAATTGGATGGCAACCTGCCGGCAGCGGCAAATCCGGCAACGACGCCCGGGACAGCAGTGGCTTCCGTGTGGCGAAGAACGCCGGGAGGCATCTTCGAAGACAGTGGAGATAACGTCAACGTCGTCAACCGGATGAGAAACATATCTGTTATCTCCGGCGCGTGGGTCGAAGTCCACGAGGTTGACGGGGAGTTTCGATTGTACGTAGCGGATTGTGGGTGAGCCATGCAACTCGGTCGGTGCTGTAAGTGCAACAGCAACCCACTCACCGCGTGCATGTATCGACACTTACGTGCTGTCGGACCGTTGCCGCCGGAGTTGGGGTACGACACCGGGTTGTACGGGTGGGGTACTTTCACCTTGCGCCGTCCGGTCCAGCAGTACGGGGAGTTGGAGAAATACGCCAACCGCGTCGGGTATTACCTAACAATACCTCCAACCGCCGTACCGTTGGCAGGGGTCATATATGTCACGGCACAACCGTTCAGGTACGCCCTGCATTCTTGGGGTGAAGGTTTTTACGGCTCTTTGCAAAGGCAAGATAGCCCTGACTTTTTTCCTGGGTACACTACTGTAGCAAGCAGGCACCCTCAGCCTTTTAACCACATAAGAGCACTAAGCAGTATGGGTAGCGGCTTGCTCCCGGACGCTGCCGACGTATCTCCTTTTCAAGTAGTCCCGCCGACAAATAAGTTTTTGGACTCTCAAGCAAACCACATCTTGAGTTTTCAGTCGGAAGGGCTGGCTTTTTCCCCGTTCTACAACAATTGGCTGGCTGCAGGTTTGTCGTTCCCGCAACTAGGCCAAGTGTATATTAACATAAAGGGCGTACAACAACTGCAGGCAACTATACAAAACGGTATGACGAAAGGTAGGGTTTGGGTAAACGGTGTCGATGTAACCGGGGTAGTGGATTTAACATCTCCTCCGTTTGGTGGCACCGGATGGACTGGCGTTCCGGTAAATCTATCAAGCGTTAGGGATGCAGAGGTATGGTTAGATTTGTGGCATACTGCTACAATCAAGCTGGCTGCCGGCGGCGGAGGGCCAATAGACCAAATCGGATACATCGGGTCGTGGCCGGGCGAAAACATAGTATCGATCGGTAAACACAACCTGACAAATTCTTTTCAGGGTCTCCGCTTGACAACAAGCGGCAACACTGTCGGGGGGTCCACAGAGTTTGTTGTCGGCGTGTCCGGGTTTGGGCCTTCAGGCTATTACCAAAACACGGGCCGTTCGGAAACGTTTGGCAACCCGGGCTTTTCAAGCCTTACGTACAACCAAGGTGAAGGATTTCTGCTTACAGCAAACGCCGAGATACCGTGCATTCGGGTAGTAAAGCCGATACCCGGTGCCGTGAACGGGTCCTTGGCAAAAAGGGTTGTGTGGTACATGCCGCAGAACAACGACAAGTACGATCCTGTCGTTATGCCAAACGGTGTTTCCCACAAACCCGGGCTGTGGAGCCAAAACGCCCCTACAACGTTCGTGCCTTACGGGTACGGTTTTCGGTACCAACAGTCATTAAATTCGTCTCCGACACAGTGGCTCGACTTCAAAAGCTCTGGCGATACTCCGCCGCAGTGGTCACCAGGTGACGCCGTTTACTCTGATTTTCCAACGTCCATTTTAGTGAGCCCCCCGTAATGGCAATCTCCGCAGGACTGTCTTCGTCTTGGTGGACAGCATCGGACTGGCTTAACCCTGCCAGCCCAACGTTTTCTTTGGCAGGCTCTGGCTCCGTCGAGTACGCGTGGTCCGCAGGGACCCCACCATCGACGTTTCCCGGAAGCCCTCTTGTATCTCCAAACGCGTACGGTATGTACGCACCGATCGCCGGAGTCACGCTCTACCTGCGAGTTGTCTCGGGAACAGCGACCATCTACTACGACAAGGCGGACGGCCCGACGTTCTCCGCGTCGTTGTCAGGTAACGCGTTTTCCGGAGGGGCGGGTAGCGATACTGGGTGGGTGCAGACGCCGACGCCGTCTGTCGGCTACGATAACGTTACTACGAGAGCGGCGGCAAACCCGTACGAGTTTGTGACATACGCGCATATACCGGCGACGGGTTTATCGGCTTCCGACACGATCGCGTTCGCGATCGCTGTTCTAAACGCCAGTTGGTTTGTGCCGGGCAGGACGATCCGTATACGGGCACTGAAGTACGCAGCGGACCAATCAGGGTCTATCAGTAGCTGGTCGTCTTTGATGGCAAAGACGCTGACCACGGCGTACGCTGACTGTGTGACAAACACCACCCCCTTTATGACTTTTGACATTAAATCGATCCTGAATGAGCTGCAAGCTGTATCGGGGTGGTCGACATCGTCGCCGGTGCAGCTCCTTATTCGCGACATCGGGTCTGCGGCTGCGGGATTAGACACTCGGGCGGTTCTTGACTTGTCTGCTGTTGGTGCCCGGATGGCGATAACGTTGTCCTCCGGCGGTGGGCCGACACCACCAGACCCGGGTTTAGGCGGACCCTGACAGCCTCTGGACACTGCCTGTTTCGGTTGGTACACTGCGAAAAACCGTTTCCCTTATTTGGAGTTTGGCATGCCTCCGCGACCGATCACTATGCTTCTGCCTGTTCCCGGAGGCGCCAGTCCGCCTAGACCACCGGTCAATGCTGCAGGTAAAGCCGTAAGCAAGGCTGCAGGTAAAGCCGCAAGCGGGGCCCCGCCAGCACCCAAAACCGGCACACCAAAGAAGGCGGCGAAGTCTGCCAGTACTCCCGCCTCAACACCGGCGCCAAAACCCGCCACACCAAAGAAGGCGGCGAAGAAAACCCCGCGATCGCAGACAGCCTCGAAGGAACTGACCGAGGCCCAAATCCAAGACAAATATGCGATCAACATGCCCGGGAACCCAAGTCTCGATTTGAGCAATCCGGTCCAGCCGCCGACATCTGTCGCTCCGGTACCGCCTAGGACAACACCGGCACCAACGCCTGCGCCGGTATCTCGTCAAACTAATAGCCGCATGCTGGATTTCTTCAAAAACGCGCAGGGTTCATCCCGCAGTACTTCCGTCGACATGAGCAGCCCTGTTGATTCGGCAGCACCAGCACTGGCCGGTCAAACCCAAGGACAAGACGTTTTTGGCTTTGGTCGTTCCGTGCAAAACTACTTACAAAGACCGCAGAGTAACCCTGTCGCACCAGCACCAGCACCAGCACCAATGCCTGCGCCGGCAATGGCACCAGCACCAGCACCACCGCTAGTACCGCGTTTTGGGGGGCGGGGTGCTGCTTCGTCGCCCCCGGCAATGGCCCAAACGTACGGTCCGCCAGCACCACCGCCACGAAGCTACGCCCCTGGGATTCCGCTGCCGAGCGGGGCGAGAACGTCCTCAGCGGGTTTCGTATCGCCGTATGGCGGTCCGGCAGGGGATTTCAACATGGACTTTAACCCTCTGCGGGATCTTGCTGACCTTGCAAGGTCGAGCAACGTAGGGGAAAGGGCCGCTTTGCTTGGCACAGGCGCAGCCGTTGCCGCCGGGGCGTACGGTTTATCGGGCGGTTCTCGTAACCCGGCGCAAACCGCCGAAACGCCTGGGCAGACATCCGCAAGGTTGCAGAAACTGGTGGAGTTTGGCAACACGTTGAGCGGCCAACCGCGTCAGGTATTATCTTCGGTGCCTTCGATGCCTATGGTACCGCAACAGGGGTCGCTTCAGGGTTTGAGCCAAAACCCCGGGCCTCGTGAACAGTCTATTGCTTCCGGTAGCAACCCTTTGACGGGTACCTCTCCCGCACCTGTATCGCAGTCTTTGTCTGGCGAAGATTATCGACCGAGGTTCTTGGGCTCATTCGAATCCAATACGCAGGCAGTACCCGGAGCCGAGCGGGTCTCCTTTTCTTACACCCCTCCCGAGCGGCGGGCTCCGCACCTTTTATCTTTGGGTGCGTTTGGGGGTCCGGCTGCAGGTCTAGCCAGTGCCGTCCAGACAGGTCAAAACCTGGCAGGGTTTGCTGAGGAGGACTTGCGTAGGGGGGTGTATAGAAGCACAAGAGCAACCCCGGTCGGACAACGCCCGCAAGTTACGCCACCCCTCGGACAAGCCCCATACCCGCCGGCGGACACCATCGACGCCCTGGTTTCCCAGTCTCGCTTAGCCAATCCAATACCTCAACAGGGTGGAGTATATCCGCTCGCTCCTCCGCAAGGGGAGTATCCCGCCGTTGCGGGAGCGAGAGCAGAAGCAAGCAATCGGTACGACACCCGAACACGCCTGGGCGGAGAGTTTACCCCCGGCACAGACGCCGTCGGGGCTGACCAGATGGCACGCATCCGGGCAAACGAACAGTATCGCCAAGGCTCTATGACCACACCGGGCGGGCTCGTTAGCCGGTTTGGGCGTGGCGGTCCAATGGGGTTGGATGCTCTGGCAATGGCTGATGCCGAGAGGCAATATGAACAGCAAGCCCGTCTGCAGGCCCGAGTACGGGCGGATCAGGACTTGATCAACGCGTCTAACCCGCTGACTGAACAAGGTGCGGCAAACGTTTCGCAGGGGTTCATACCCGCTGCGACGGATGACCCGTTCCAACGTCAGAGCCGAACGTTTGCTTTTCAGCGGGAAGCCAACAGGTCAGCGGCCAACCCTCTCGGCACAACCGGCACAAACCAGCTCGGCATGCTGCGCATGATGCAGGCTCAAGCCGCAGCGCAGGGTGGATCGTTGAGTGAGGGGGACGAGGCAACACTCAAAGCTCTGAAGAGTCAACAGGAAGCACGGGATAGGATTAAACAAAGCTCGGAACGGCGTGAGCTGGTGCGCGATGCCTTACGAGAGCGGGGTAACCGAAGAGAGGACCAGGCCTTTTCGCGATACCTCAAGCAGGGGTACAGCCCGACAGATCCGTTCCTGCAGCAGAGGTTCCCGGGCGCTGTGCAGCGGTGGGCGGATAGGTTGCCTCCGGGCCAGCGAAAACTGTACGGGTACGACGATCAGGCCGGTGCTTCGCAGGACATGACGAGCCCGCTGAACGAGGTCACAGTCGGGGGCCAAGTATCTCCCGATCAGGTGTTGGAGGCAAACACGTTTATTCAGGCGGTACACGACCCGACACAGTCTTTGGACAGCATCCCCGGCGGCGCAGTGTTTGACGCCATAGCGACCCGCTCTCGTGTTGGACGTGAATACCTTGATGTAAGCACCATAAACGCTCAGTTGGAGCAGGGTTTAGCGGACGACTTGATGCGTACGCCCGGGTCTTTGGTTTTGGGGGTGGATGAACTGAAGGCGTTAAAAACGTACGCCCAAGCTAACTATGCTGCCGGAGGACTTCAGCAAGAGGCAATCGATTCGTCGCCGGCTCTAGTCGCTTTGCTGGGGGTTGATTTAGACGGGCTTTCTCTTCCAGAGGTTATGCAGAAAATGCGAGAGACCGCGGCGAAATACAAGCAGAGAACAAAAGGTATCCCATCTGACGGTATGAGCTACGAAGGCACCGGCGCAACGCTTTTCTGATAGCCTTTATCAGGCAGTAACGTAATGGCCACGATTCGCGAACTGTTATCTCGGGCGCCTGCGGCTGGCGTAAGCCAGCCGCAAACCTCGGCAGACGATACAGTACCGGGACTGCTCTCGCAGATTGGGTCCACCGGCCTCGGGGCCGTCGCGACTGTTGGCAATTTCCTGGACCTGCCCGGCAGCTCTGTGCGCGACCTGCTTGCCGGCGAAAACCCGGTCGATCAATGGCTCACGCCTTTCAGCGCAGAGAACCGCGTCAGCGGTCGCGACCTGCTCGAGCGGTACGGGATGCGGGCTAACCGGGAAACCGGTATCCTCGGTTGGCTGAAAGACCCCGGCGAAGGCCTGCGGGATTTGGCGGGGTTTGCTGCCGAAGTCCTGACAGACCCGTTCGGGCCGGTGGGGGGAGCCCTTGCGAAAGTCACTGGCTTAACCCGTGCCATGCAGACCGCACGTACTGCTGCAACCGCGGCGCAGCGAGCACAAGTGCCGCTGATCCTGCAGCGTATGCCGAAGATGTCTCGACCCGAACAGACACTGCACCCGTTGGTGTACGGTCTCGGCGCCGCGGCTAAGGCGGCGTTCGACCCCCTGTCGCCAACGGGGCGGGATGCTCTGGCGACGGCGTTCAAAAGCGTGAAGGGTAGAGCACGGGCTGTGTTCGACAAATACGGCTGGGGCGTCACCGATCCGTTGATACAAGATGTTGCGGCAATGACCCGCGAAAGTTTCCGGGCGATATCAGATAAAGAGACCGCAGACATTGCGGGCTTTTTCTTGCAGACCGAACGGCAGTACGGACTGAAGTTCCGCACAGACGACGCCGTGGACTTCCGGGTTCCCGGAAACGAATTTGTTGAGGGATCTCCTGCGAGGGTTGAGGCAAACAAGCGAGCTGTCCGAAACTATCTGGAAAACCCAGAGTACAGAGATGCGGTGAACGCTGCCTTGGGGCCAACACCGGCGTCTGGAAAATCCCTGCCGTTCGTGCCGTTTGATAACCGGTCCACGTTTGACACTGGCGACTATGTGACGTTTGTTGGGTCCTCGGATTTGCGGCAGGTGGAGTCCAGCCTCCGACTACCTGATGGCCGTTGGCGTGTTCGGCTGCGGGGCTCTGCGGATGAGGTTGACCCGGAAAGATTGGTCGCCAAGTTTCGTGCAATGGATGTTCTGCTTCCCGCAGAAGCGTATCGATTCCTCGACAGGGTGATAGCGAAGAACGCGGCGGCGCGGGCCGAAGCGGTAGACGCCGGATGGAACGTCCCCGACCTGTACGACCCGTACATAGAGCACATGCCGCGACAAAAGTCGGACGTAACGCGAACCGGTGAGGTACTGACAGGGCAGTCCCCGCAAAGTTTTGCCAAACCCCGGCAAGGCGTTGCCCAGGCTTTGCAGGTATCGGGCGGGCGGGAACAACTGTTGTCCGGGTTTCGAGAAGGCACGCCGGGGGTTGAAAAACTTTTTCGCGATCCCGAGTTTGAGCAAATCGTCCGGGAGTACTTGCCTCCGAGCCAAGGCGGGACCGGCACGCTGGTGTCAGACCCGACACTGGATTCGCCTTCCCGCGTAAACGACATCGGCGGTATGCCCGTGGTCGGTCGCAAGCACGTCGAGGATATTGCCGACCTGTTGGGCAAAGACCCCGATGAGTTGTGGGCAGAGCTGTGGGAGTTGGCCGGCGACCGACGCCCGGACCGGTTTGTCGGGCAGCCCTACTCCGGCCCCCTCGGGCCAATGTTCTCCGTGTCTGACAAAGGTTTGTGGGACGGGGTCAGCTCGTCATACCCAACAACTGCGGCGTTTGTACCTCCGTCGATATTGCCGACAAGCACCGAGGTTGTACTCAACCCGGGCGAGATGTTTTCCATCTCCGCGTCAGGGGCATTTCCTCTGTACCGAGCGATCACTCCCGACTCTTCCGACGTTGTTGACGCCTACCTTGCAGCACTGCGAAAATCTCCCAGCTACTTCAGCGCTAAGGGGATATCCTCTGTACGTGCGGTTGACGTGCCCGCAGGTGTCGGCGACGTCATATACCGCAGGCTGGGCTTTGACCCGCTGCCGGCCCGCTCCGGTTTAGCCGGGCATGAGGACTGGGTCAAGTCAGTACATAACAACCCGGTTGGTCAAATCACCTCGACGGTCGACAAACGCTTTGTGTTTCCGATGGCGTTGGAGCGGGGTCTGTACGACAAAGTCATCGCCCGATACCTCGACCGGTTGCATACTCAAGGCGTGCCGGTGCTGCCGCACTCGGCTATGACGCAATTTGTGTTTGGCCGGACGGCAATGTTCAATCATATCAACAGCCCCCGCCTGACGGGTGCAGCGTCAACGCCGGTTTTACCGAGCGTGTACCTGGACCACTACATCCCAGACCCGGCAACAGGTCTCGCAGCACCGGTCGCCATAAGCCACACGCTGACGCCGGGTGCAAGTACCACAACGCCTTGGAACACTATCCCGTCCAGCACGGACCCCGCGTTTTTGAGCTGGGCTACCGTGAACGGAGTGAACCTGTCTTCTCCGGACATGGTCACTTTACTGGCTAAAATAGACCGCAAAGTGGACCCCGACGCTATCGGGTACTACGGGATGCACAAAGGGCGACCGTACGTTGTGCAGCCCGCGCTTCGCCCGCGGATTACGCACCCTGCGATAATGGGGCACCTCAACGCCAGGATGGATACTCTGACAAAAGAGAACCCTTTACTGCAGACGGATATTGTGCAGGATAGGTTCGAGTCGCTCATCGGCAGTAAGTACGGATCTGCGGGATTGGTTGATGAGTGGATGGCGGTGCCGGATAATACCACGAAGGGTTTTATCGCCCGCAACGCGGACGGTACGCCGCTGAAAAACCAATCTGACGCCCTGCTATCGATGTCGCGACCGCATTGGGGGCGTGCCGTAACCTCCGTCATTGACTTGTGGGATAAGACACAGCGCACTATCGCCGGCGGGCTCGACGTGCAGGTCAGTCACTTCCTTGACGAACTCCGACGAAGCCCGTCACTGCACTCCGCCTTTCGGTTTGACACTAAAGCCATGCAAGGCCTTGGGGTTCCGCAAGTGACGCTGGGGCTTCTTGACACCGTGCGGTCTGATATCAACAGCGCGATATCGGCGGGGATTGTCCCGGGGATTGTAGATGAAATACCCTTTGATCACACAATCGAGGTGGTGTCTCGGTACAAGGGGTTAGCTTATGAGTTGGCGGAGCTTCCGTTACGCCGGCTGACCGGGCTGTTCGGCAACGATCCGCTGGTTGACGCAGCGGATGGTATTTCAAAACTGCGGATGCAGACGTCGTACATTAACGGTGCTGTTGGGGCGCTGACAAACCTGTTCAAGGCACAGGCTCCTACAGTGTACTCGACAAGGACGGACATTCCCGGGGCGGTACGCCTCAGAGACTGGCTGTACCCGCCGGAAGACGCGCTGGGGCAAACACGCCGGCAGGGGTTGTGGCCCTCGAATCTTGTCGCCGGTACGTTCCTTGACAACCTACTGCGAAGTATCCTCGAGAGCCGTGTTTTTGGTGGCACGATGGATATCACCCCCGCGGATGCGACCAAACTCTTTGTCGATACGAAGCCCCCGTACAAGTACTCTTTAGACAGCTCGGCGATGTTTGTCGACGCCGCAGGCAAACCCTTAGACGGGGGAGCCTTGGAAGAGGCGAGAAAGTTCGCGCATGAAAAACTTCTGGAGATGGAGTTACCTGCGGATCAGGCCGAACAGTTGCGTACCTTCACGGAGACCCCAATGGCGGCACAGTTGCCGGAGCTTGGGGCTTTCCTGCAATCAACAGCTAACTTGACGGGCGCGCTGAAGTCCGGCTATTTGTTGTCTGTTAGCACGGCTGTACGAGACGCGCTGGGGTCAGCAATCAACGCGTATCTGATGGGCGGGGCAAACCTCGGGGTCGTGGCTAAGTACGCCAAGGACGGGCTGAACTTCGCTCGTGGAGCCCCGATCGATCCGACGACTATCACAGGTCTTCGAATACCGGAGATAGACCAGTACCTTGCCAGAAACGGTATGCAGGACACGGCCACAGACAGGGGCCGGGCTTTTCAGGCTCTGTTCGCAGCACATCACCGAGCCCCGTACCGACACGCCAGCACGATGAACGCGGACGTTGACGCGCAGGCGATATCAGGGTCCGCCGAAGCTGTTATGACCGCTGTGCCCGGGCAAGGTGCCGGACAAGTGCGAGGTGGAGCAGGTGCTTTGGCAGAGGCCGTTGTTGGTGGGACGGCAGCGACCGTTGCCGATATCGGGGCCCGCCTGCGACGTGCTCGACAGACGCCTACCGGCGCCTCTCGCGGGGTCGTCGGCACAACGACAGGGGTTCTGCATGAGTTCTTCAATCCGATGAACGTAAGCGGTAGGTACGTTAATGAGCCGGCGGTAAAATCGTGGGAGGAAGCTGCAGCCAGCACCGGCAATTTAGCCGTGGCCCCGAAAGTGTTGCAGGGTACAGAGACGCGGACGGTAAGGTCGTCCCGGTCAAACTTCTTTGCCGAGTCCCTCAACGCGTTCCGCGGCACTCTCGACACGACGACGCGGACGGCGGTGATCCTCGACTACCTGCGCCGGCAAGGCTCAAAGGCTAACCTGCAAGACGCATTCGCCTTCGCCGATCGAGTACTAACGAACAACGACCCGCGGAACTTTTCACGGTTCGAGAACCAGTGGATGCGTACGCTTGTCCCGTTCTACTCGTTCCTCCGGCAGTCAATGCCGATGTTCCTGAAAGAGTTGACGTTCAACCCTGGTGGGCGGTTGGGCATGACTGTTCGAGCCACACGGTTAGCGCAGGGGGACGAGGAGGCTTACGTACCGTTCCACCTCCAAGACTCCGCGGCAATCCCGCTCGGCGTTTACGAAGACGGTCGGGCTAAATACCTGTCTAGTCTCGGGCTCATGCACGAGGATGCGGTCCGGTACGCCGGGAACATTTTGCAGGGTGACATTCAAGGCCTGTTGCAGAAAGTGATCAGCTCGACAAACCCGGCGATCAAACTGGCCGTTGAACTGTCCACTAACACCAGCCTGTTTGCGGCCACCCCCATGGGCGGCAGACGTCTGGATGAGCTGGACCCAAACATTGGGCGACTGCTGGTCAACCTGGGTGTTCAGGACCAGACCCCGGGAGGTAAAGCTCCGCCGTTCTTCTCCCCAACCTTGGAAGCCGTTGCCGCGGCCTCACCTCTCAGCCGCGTGCTTAGTACGGCCAAGATTGTGACAAACCCAGAGGATCGAACAACTGCTTTGGAAAAGGTCATGCGTACATTGATCGGGACTAAAATCGACACAATCACCCCCGAACAGACACTCCGGGAAATTCGGGACAGACTCAACGCGGTCGAGATTGCCGCCGGCGCGAGACCGCTTACACTGGCCACCGGAACAAAGAACCTACGCGAGCGGCTCAAAGAAATCGGATCAACCGAAGAACTTCGTCGCCTCGAAAAGATCGATAAGCTGCTGAAGATCTTGCGCAAGCAAGAGCGGGCTCGGCAACAGTCACCTTGAAAATGGTTAGTCTTTTCAGATAAAATAGCAACGAATGGATGGAACTGCTGTCTTCTAAGCCATTTCAAACAACCTTGGCTTCCTGCAGCCCGCATTACTGCCACAATCCCCCGTGGCGGTCGCCTGGTGCGGTGCTGCAGGGTTTTACTGGGAGTGAATTAGAATGGCATGGAATTACGAGCATGTTGACGTGATCAGAGTGATCGACGGTGACACTGTTCAGTTGAGGATCGATTTAGGGAATCGGTGCTCATGGTGCGAGCATTTTCGGCTGTATGGCTACAACGCACCAGAGCCTCGCGGTGAATCGAGAGTCGAGGGAATGTCTGCAACTCAGCGTTTGCGCGAACTGTTAGCCAATGGCGTTGTGGCGGTGGAAACGCTGCGCCCAGACAAATACGGACGCACTCTCGCAAAGGTTTGTATTATGCAAGACGGTTTGCTGGCTGATGTCGCTGACATTATGGTTACCGAGGGTCACGGCGTGGCGTATGTAGGGGCCAAACAGTGAAAGAACCCTTGCGTGCGACTAACGACAGATTGCCTGTTTGCCTAATTGGTAACAGGCTGACTTTTGTTACGCGGCATACGCTGCAGATTGAGACGGGCGGCACAGTGCTGACTATCGAAATCCCAGAAGGCTACAGTTGGGACGGTGCGAGTATTCCGCGACTATGTTGGCCGATTGTCGGACATCCGCTCGAAGCGGATTTGCGGCTGGCCAGTCTGGTGCATGATTGGCGGTGCGAGAACGCAACCACACCAGCAGAAAGAATGGTGGGGGATGCGTTGTTTTTAGAGTTGCTGCATGGTGCAGGATTGCCGCGATGGCGGCGAGTTGCAATGTGGATTGCAGTGCGGTTGTATTCACTTTTATGTTGGAAGGCTAAGGGCAATGGCGAAACCGATTGACAAGTTTGCAAATGCTGTCGCAAATAATTGCGGCGGGCTGACGGGAACGTCAGACAGCGGAAAACGGGTTAGCTTTGATCCGATTACCATCGCGACATTGATCACCACAATTTTGCCGATGATTACTGGTTTTTTTAAGGCGTGCAGAGAACGTCGCCAGCAGCGTCAGCAAGACCAAGACACACCGCAGCAGCAGATTGCTGCTGCACATGCCAGCCCGGCAGCGCGTGCAAAAAACGTCGCGCAGCTAAAGGTGCAGGTACTGAAGGCGTGCAAGGACGGCAAGGCCGCAGAAATCCGCCGAGCAAAGCAAACTGGGTTGCCAGCCGACATCGGGCGTTTTGCAATTGATGACCAGTCTGCCGAGCGAGTGGCAGACCGGCTGCACACTCAGTTTGCGACGATGCCCGCAAAGGACGCTGATTCTCTTTGCCAGTCTTGTGGGGTGCGATAATGAGCCTGCTGCTGGCGGTGATGTTGGCACTGCAGGAGGGCACGCCAGCAATTGTATTTCCGGTGGGGCCGGCAGCGCAGGATGCGCAGCCGGTCCCACCAGCAGTGGACTCAATCAGCACTGACGAGTGGTATCTGATCGAGTCGGACGTTGCTCTTGTTGTGCTGGATTCGCCGGCGGGTTTGGTGCAGGTCAGGCAGACCAAACAAGGGGCAGTGCTGCTGGGCAAATTCGCCGGCGTCAAGGGGATTACCGAACGCACAATTGAACGCCAATTCGGCTATTTGGTCAGGGGCATGGCTGAAGGGCAAGTAGAGTTGCTGGTGTTTCCGTCTGGGGGATTAGATCCGGCAGACCTGCGACGGCGACGGCTGACCGTGCAGGCGGTCGTCGATCCGGACTTGCCGGGGCCGGTGCGACCGTTGCCGACCGATCCGGTGTCCGTGGCGTTTCGCCAGTATGAGCAGGAATGGAGGACGGCACAGGGCGAAATGGCTGACAGGTTGGATAGCGGGTTGTTGGCAAGTGAGGCAGCAGCGGCAGAGTGGTTCGCAACTGCAAATCTTGAGGCCCGAAAACAGGCATTCACTCCGGTGCTAAAGCTGGAGGCCGAGGCATTCGGTGGGGATTTGTGGACGGCAAAGAAACACGCTGATTTCGTGCGACGGTATGCAGCAAGGCAGGTGACCCCATGAGTGCTGGCGAAAACTTACACCCACCCACAGATGCCGAGCGTGAGGCCGTGGCACGACTATGCAGCGTGACCGTCAATGCTGATGAGTTTAGCGGATACGTCGATGTATTACGCGATCCGAAAAACAGTCCGATCCCGCACATGCAGGTTGAGCGGCAGCAACGCAGCGACTGCCAAGGCAACGCCTTAGCGAACGGTGAAGAGTATCGGACGTGGTACTGTTCAGGCCGTCGTGTGATGCCGCAGTTGAGCGAAATGTACGCCTACAACTGCAGCGAGTATCTGATGCAACCGAGCCAAGTTGGACGCGATCAGGGCACCAGCATCAACAGCGGTGTGCGTGTGCTGCAGATTGGGGCGGAAGATCTTGGTGTACCCGGTGGACTACCACTGGAGTCGGTCTGGCCGTATTCGCGCTACTGCCGGAATGCCGCGCAGTTTCGTGCAGCGTGCAACGGTCTGGAAGTTGAGACGCCGCACGTTACCGAGGTTGGCGACATGCCGGAGTCATTCGACGACATGCTGGCAGCAGTCGCCGCAGGTGGCACAGGTCACATCGGCACGAAATGGGGCGTTAGTTGGCAGACGGTGCCGGGTTCACCGAAACGGCTCATGGATAAGATGCCTACGTCAGGCGGCGGTCATGCGACCGAGATCTTATGGGCTATTGAACTCAACGGCGTGTGGTATTTGGTCGTATGGAACAGTCACGGCGATGGGTACTACCTTATGAGTCGGCGGTGTTACGATCAGTTGACAAAGGCGAAGTGGGAGCCATTTGGCGGCTACCTGCTGACGCCTGACAGGATGGTCGAACGGTATGACCGCATCACCCAGGGCGGAGGGTATTTCTGATGAAATGGTTGCTTGCTTTTGTTTTGGCGTCGTCATGCATTGTGCCAGCGTGCGCGTTCACGGACGAACCTGCAAACGTAGCCGATTGGCAAACGCTACTGAAACGAATGGAAACATTGGAGCGACGGGTCGATTCGTTGCAGCAGGCAAATGTGCCGGTTACATCTCAAGCACCCGCTCCCGCTAAAACGAAGCCAGTGCTTGAGGTGCATTCTGAGACGTGGTGTGGCCCGTGTCAGGTGTTCAAGTCAGATCTGCTGGCTGCCGGTGAAGTGCCAGTTGAAATACGTTACATACGATTCTCTAATCGCGTTCCGGCATTCCGATGGACTGGGTCGGACGGTCGGAAAGTTGTAAAGACAGGGTATCAGCGCGGTAGCCTGCAGACGTTGCTAACACAGGTCGTTGCAGCAGCGACACCAAAAGAGTAAAATTTACGGCGACATTTGAAAAAAAAAAACGAGGCCGAGAATGCGATGGCAGACAAAAAACAGCCTGACGACGATAATGACGACGTGGTGCATTTTGAAATGCCCGGTCTGTCAGTACGAATCACTGATCGAACACTGGAAACGATTGGCAAATACACTGGCAAATCGTGGATGGCGGTCGTGTTTGCACTCGCCATTGCAATCATAGTTTACGCGATGACGGCTTTTGCAAGGGGTTCCATGTGATGGATATTACGACGGAATTTTACGAGACTGCAGCGGTCGCGTGGGCATGTGGATTGATTAGCGTGTTGTGCGCGGTAGAGGCATGGCGACAGCGGCAGATTCGATGGCAGGCAATTGGGTGCATCCTAGCGGCTTTGAGTGGCGTGCTGTGCCCAGCAACATTGACCCGAGGATATTATGACGCAGTTTGCGCGAATCAGCAGTTGGCGTCATTGATGGTTCAGACAGAGACCGACGAGCAGCAACCGCGTGTACAAATCGTGCAGTCGGAATACTAACAATGGGCATTTCAGCGTTCCCATATACCGCCGTTCTCGACGTGTCGGCAAACACTCTGCTTGGCAACAACACCGGCAGCTCCGCAGCGGCAATCGCACTGACGGCAACGCAGGTGCGGACGCTGCTGTCCGTTTACACGTCCGCCGAGGTTGACACACTGCTGGCGGCATATCAACCGCTGGACGGCGATCTAACAGCAATCGCAGCACTGACGACTACCGCATTTGGCCGATCATTACTGACGCTAGCAGACGGTGCGGCGACTCGCACAGCAATCGGTGCAGGCACATCCTCGTTTAGCGGATCTTACGGGGATTTGAGCGGGGTTCCTGCGACGTTCACGCCAGCAAGTCACACGCACGGCAACATCACAAATGCAGGAGCAATTGGCGCAACAGCAAGCCTGCCAATCATTACCGGGGCGTCTGGTGTTTTGACGGCGGGGGCATTCGGCACAACGTCTGGCACATTTTGTGAGGGCAACGACAGCAGGCTTGCAGACCAACGCACGCCGACAGCACACAAAACAAATCACGCAACAGGCGGCAGCGATGCACTGACCGCAGCCGACATCGGAGCAGCAGCCACAAGTCACACGCACGCAGCATCAGACATTACCAGCGGCACGATTGCTACGCCGAGACTCGCTAGTGGCACGGCTGATGCGACGACGTTTTTGCGTGGTGATCAAACGTGGGCAGTGCCAAGTGGCGGTATTACAAGCTTGAATTCGTTGACCACGGCTACGCAGACATTTGCCATAGGCACAAGCGGCAGCAATGTTGCGTTTTCGTCGGCGTCTGGAGTTCACACCCTGAACATTCCTGACGCATCGGCTTCGGCAAGAGGAGTCATCACTACAGGCACACAGACGATTGCAGGCAAGAAAACATTGAGCGAGGTGCATGTTGTTGGTTCGAGCAATCTCACGCAAATCGACATCACACCGGCAAGCAGCCAATCGGTCAATCAGCAAATTTGGCGCACAAGTGCCGGTGCGGCTATTGGTGTCATTGATTCGGCGGGTCGTCCTGTATTTGGGAGCGGCAGTTGGACACTGAACAGTGCGTTCCACGCCGTCGCATGGTATGGTGCTACAATTGGCTGGTCATCAGCCGGAATCGTGACCGGAACATCAACTCATGACACTGGGCTCGTTCGTGATGGCGGTGCAGGCATTGTTGGTCTGCGAGCGTCTACAACAGCGCATACGCTGCGCATTTACAACACCTATACCAGTGCTACCAGCTTTGATCGGCTGAACATTGCGTGGGCGAGCATCTCAGGAACACCAGTCTGCACCATTGAAACAGACAACGCAGGCGGCACGCTGAAAGGTCTACGCATCGGCGGCTCGGCGTCTGCACTGCTCGGCATGTACGGTGCAACACCGATTGTTCAGCCGACTACAGCAGTAGATTCAGCCAGTCATGAACTATTTGCTGGCAACACACTCAGCGATGCTGACACCTACGATGGCTACACAATTGCTCAAGTCGTCAAAGCCCTGCGAAATCTAGGAGTTCTTGCATAATGCCACTACCAGTACCCGAGATCCCCGAAAACCGAGCGGCACAGTATGCCGCGAACATTATCCTTCGAGCCAATCAGGCCGAGGAAAACGTAGGGCGTGAGTACATCGCCACCTACCAGCATACCTGGGGCGTGAGTCAGCTTGGCGGCGGCAGTATACACACTCAGCAACAGATGCAGGACATTATCGATGCTATGCCGCCAACTACAGTGTTACTGTTGCTCGGTATGGGGCGGCAGTTTGTATCAACATACGGTACTTTGCTGCCTGTAGAGTATCACAAAGCAGCATGGGCATTTGAGGTCGGTGCAAACAACAGAGTCGTGATCGGTGAACTACTGCCCGTTTGGCAATCGGCATCAACAGAGGCGACGTAAATGGCTACGCAGACCATTGAATTTGCAGCCCCATCCGGCCAGACAATCACAGCGAAACTATTCGATGCAGGGTCTGACACGATCGAGGCGACAGCCAGCAGCGTCACGGCCAGAACAAATGCCGCAGGCGTGTACGTCGCAACGGTGACAAGCACGCTTTCAGGCGTGTATCGATTGGTGGCGACAAACCCAGCCGGCACGCTGCTTGCACAGTGGTGGGTCAGATTAGCGAATGCCGATGGCACATACATAGCATATGAAAGCCCGAACGCCGACTATCTTGATGCAACAGTGAGCAGCAGGCTCGCAACCTCGGGCTACACAACACCACCGACAGCGGCAACGAATGCAACGGCAGTCAGAACGGAATTGGCAACCGAATTGGGTCGCATCGATGTTGCAGTCTCTACGCGATCAACATTTGCCGGAGGTGCTGTAGCGTCGGTGACTGCAGGCGTCACAGTCACCACAAACAACGACAAAACCGGCTACGCACTGACTGCAGTCACTGGATTAGGCAATCAGACGGCAAACATTACAGGCAACGTGAGCGGCTCCGTGGGCAGCGTGACGGGGGCCGTAGGAAGCGTGACGGGGGCTGTAGGCAGCGTGACGGGGGCTGTAGGCAGCGTGACAAACAGAGTCACGGCAAATACGGATCAATGGAACGGCGTGACTGTAACAGGAATGCCGATGCCTACCTATGTGCAGCCGACTGGTTTTCTCG